TGCTTGTTCAGCTCGAGGGTGGGCGTTACCTTGTCCCCGCCGAGCGCGCCGGCGAGTTGCGGGAACTGCTGCACCAGCACGCCACGGTTGTGCGTGAGCCATTCGGACATCGGACCCACTTCGGCATTGGGCAGCGACTTCTCGGCCGCAGTCAGGTACTCGAGCTGCTGCACGCCAGCGGCTGATTGATCGCCGAACTTGTTGACGAGCTCCTGGTGCTTCGCGGCCGCCGAATCGATGATCTTTTGCTGATACGCGTTCGTGGTCTGCCCCGGCGTCGAGGGGATCTGCATCTTCGGAATGTCGGACCACAGGTTGTTGCTCAAGATGCCGCTCGAATCTTTCTGCGGCAGGGCGGCCGGCGCCGAAGCATTCGGCCCAGCTGCAGGAGCGGCGTTTGCAGACGGTCGCGGCGCGTTGGCCGTCGGGGGCGCGGCGCCTTGCATTCCCGGCTGGCGTAGTGCCGGTGGCACCCCAGGACCGTTGGGATCGCCCGGGTACATGAGTCGCTCGGAGCCGCCACCCATCGGCACCATGCGAGGCGTGTTCGCCACCTCCGCCGCAGTGTCGGCTCCCTTGGTTGCTGCGCCCGCCGCTACGGCGCCGTCGATATTGCGGACGCCGACGACGTTCCCCGAATTGTCGTAGATCGCTTCCTGCCCTACGCCGAGATTGGGCGACCGCACCATGCGATAGCCGCCAGGCGCGGAGGTATCCGGAATCGCCACGGAGCCGCCGGCACGCATATCGATCGCGCCCTTCTTGGTCGCCTCGGCGTGCAACTGCGCCATCGCGGCATTCGGATCGCCATTGTTCGCTCGCAGCGCGTTCTGCCACTCGGGCGTGCCGACCAGAAAGTTCTTCGCGTAAGCCTCGGGGCCCAGAGCGTTGAACATTTGCTGCGCGCTCGCCGGCGTCATGCCAGGAGGCACCAAAGGATTGCGAGTGGCTTGAGGCGCGGGAGCCGCGGCGGCCGGCGTCTGCACAAGCCCCGACGTCTGGGGCGCCTGTCCAGGCACGTTGATGCCACCCGTGGGACCGTTGAAAGTTTGACCGGAGTCGCCTTGCGTCGCGGCCGGATCGGGCGTCGAAGCAGACGGCTTCGGCGCGTAATAGTTCTGTTGCGCCTGCAGCGCGCTCTGATTCGCTTTCCCCGCCATCAGCGCATCCGCGAGCACGGAGACGTTCTGAAGCGCGCCGCGCCGCGGGACGACCTTCATCGAGTTCCAGTTATCCGGCGTCTGATTCGCTTGCTGCAGCGAGCTCATCAGCATTTGCGCGATCTGCTGTTTTCGCGCCATGTCGAGCCAGTCCGGCTGTTTGGCGGTGTCGATCTGCGGGAACGGTGGCAGCTGATTCGCGGGCGTGCTCATTGCGTCGGACCTCCTCCCGGCGGCGCAATCGGGGGCTGCTGTTGCAGTTGCGCCAGGACGTTCGGATCCAGCTGCGGGGACTGCTGGAGCGCTTGCATCGTGGGATCGTTCGCCATCTGGGCCTGCATCGCAGGCTGGTTCGCAGTGAACTGCTGCTGCGCCTGTCCCTGCTGCGAATTTTGGAGCGCTTTCACCAACATCGCCTTTTGCACGAGGTTCGCCGCCGCGTTCATCGGGTTGATGCTCCCTTGCATCTGCGGACCTGCCGCGCCGCCGCCAAAGCTTCCGCCTTGGGGTCCTTGCTGGAGTTGCTGCACCAGCATCTGCTGCATCATTGCGGGGTCAGCGGCCATGATCAGTGCAGCGCGAGGCGCTTGGTGGTTGACGGGTTTTCAGGCTGATCATCGGTGACGTTCTCCGGTTGATGAGGTGCTAGCTGTGCCTCGGTTTCCTTGATTGCGGCTGCGACCGCAGCGGCCGCGGCGCGATCTCTCGATGCTTGGATCTGCGGATTCGCTTGCTGGAATATGGAGGCGAGAATCGGCTGCACTTCGCGATATATGCCGCCTTCAACGTGCGCGCTGATAGCGCGCCACTGTTTGAGCGAAAGCGTGACCGTGATGGGCTGCTCTTCCTCCTGCATCACGCGGCCCCTGCAGCGCAAAGCCTTTCGAGCTCGGCCATTGGCACGAGGCGACGGCCGCCGACCTTCACCGTCTTGAGGGTGCCGGCCGCGATCATTCGGTACAGCGTGGCGCGCGACAGGCTCGTCATGAACTTCGCCTCCGAGAGGCTGTATGAAAGCTTGGGCGGCGCGGTTTTTGTGGAGATTTCCATGTCCGTCGCATCCTGTCTCATTCAGCCGCGCCCTACCGACGATGGGGCGCGTAATAATTTCAAGTGCTTCTGGATTCTGCGAACTGAAGGCGGGTTTTCGCGGGACAGAGCGGCCCGGATCTGCTGCGCCGTCATCGGTTTCGGCCCGGGGTGCCGGTCGATCAGCGCCTGGATCTCTGCGCGCAAAACATCGCCGCGTTGCCGATTCCGCGCCGACTGGGCAATAAGCGGCGCGAGAATGCGCTCGCCGATCTCGGCCAGCGAGGCCTTTGAGGCGGAAGCGGTGCTCATGCGACCGCGGGCGGCAGTGAGTTCATGAGGCGATCGAGCCAGTTGTCGATCTTGGTCACGGCTTTCCGGATTTCCGCGGCCTCACGTGCCGTCAGTTCCAGACCCGCTTTGGTGGCGTCGATTTGGCCGCATGCGCTGGCAAAGTCGGCGACAGCTTTGCAGACCTCCGGTGCAGACGTATGCACGGCGCTCGGGGCGGCCGCAGATGCTGCGCGCATCTCCCGCCCTTGGTCCGCCAGTTGCGTGACGGTCGGGGGTTTCGCGCTTTCCACCTGCCGATTGAACTGCGATTCCGGCACAGCAGCGATGCGCAAGGCGGTCTTGCGCTGATGTTCGGACAGGCCGGCGTCGGTCGCTGCCTGGGTCCGCGTCATGGGCGGGCGGTCGCCCTCCCGCCCGAAGCGGGTGGAGTCGTCGGCCCGTGGAATCAGTTTGAGCAGCTCGCCGGCGCGGCGCTCGGCGCGAGCCTGAATCCGGCGGGCCATCACGGCCAGGCTGTCGTCCTTCGCTTGGCGTGCGTAGCTAGCGAGTGCGGCGGCCTTATCCGCCCAGGTCTTGCACTCATCGATCCGGTCGCATTCCGCGATCGCGAGCCTGGCCGCTTCGTAGGTCGCCGGTAGGACAGCATTCACAACCGCGAGAGGCGTGAGGGCGAGATCCGGGACGGCTGCGAGCTTATTCATGCGCGAATCCTTCGCCGCTCCGGCGGCTGTTATGGGTCATCAGGGCATCGTTCCAATCCTTCGCGGGCGCCGGCGGTGTGCGGATCTCCAACTCGACGCGGCCCTGCAGCCGCTGCATCAGCGCCGCGGCGGCCTGCAGGCCTGGCACGTCGGCGTCCGCGAAAATGAGCAGACGACGGACGGTCGCCGGCGGTTCGAACTTGGCGAGCAGCGACGTGTTGAGCGCTGCCCAGGTCGGCACGTCGTGCAGCTCGGTAGCGGACAAGGCGGTTTCGATACCTTCGGCGATCCCCATGACCGCGCCCACCGGCATCAGTCGCACCGCGCAGCCGCGGCGGCCGGTCATTGGGCTCCAGATCTTCCGGGGCTCGTGCCCGGCCAGCTTCTTGCCGTGCTGTAGGTAGGTCGTGTGGACGGTGACGAGCTCGCCGGCGACGTCGAGGACATCGGCAACGAGCGCCGGATACCGGCCCACCCGTACGTTGTCGTTCCAATATTCGACGGTGGCGTGGGCCCGCAGCGAGCAGCCCGGGGGAGGCGGCCAGAGGCGCCGGCTATCGAGGTAATCGACCGCATCGTCACAGTTTTCGATGGCGCATCGATCGCTGCGCAGCCGATGCACGCGCGCTGTCGGTTGCGCGATCTCCGGGGTAGCTGGGACGTGTGCAGGTATGCGGGTACTTACCGGTGCAGGCGAAGCGTCAGCATCATCGGCCAGCCCCGCAGCGGCGATTACATGCCGGCGCGCCATGCTGAACGTCCAACCGAACGTGCGCTCCAGGAGCTTGAAGCCATCGCCGGCGCCGCAGTGATTGCAGAAATAATCGCCGCGGCCGCGCTTGTTGTCGAAGCGGAACCGATCTTTCCCGCCGCATGCCGGGCACGGGCCATGTTTGTTTTTGAGCGTCGTCTCGGCGATTCCGAGCTGGACGAGAACTTGCGGCCAGCTCGAGGCGAGCCGTGAATGGATTTCGTCGGCGCGCATCATGCTGCTGTCGCCCTGGCTCGATCGCGAGACCACTTGATCAGCCGGTGATGCAGCCAGCCGCTCGACGCCGCAGACGGTGGCGCTGGCGGGAGACTCCAGAACGCCGACGGCTTTTTAACCGATTCGACGATCCCGAATTTCGCCTGGGTCTGCATCCATGCCCACCAGTGTCCGGAGCTCGGTTTCGCGGTCCACTTGTCCGGCCAGCGCCGCGAATACCAGCCGCAGGCCTCCCGATAAAACCACGCGACGCTCGGATCATTCGGCGATACGGCGTCCGGTGCGTCGGCGAGCTCCTCGAGGTCCGCGTCCTGCACGGCGATCGGCTTGGCCTTCGGCGCCGGCGCCCAGCCACACGATGGGCACGCGTTCCCCTGTTCGGACGTGAGCCAGATCGAGGCGCACTGACTGCACGTGCGCATCGTCTCTTTGGCGGGTTTGCTGCTGCGCGCCTTCAGTGTTTCGGCGTTCACGTTGCGCGTGGCGTCGAGCGTCCAGTCGAAGTCGCTCTGCGGCAGTCCCAACGATTCGACGACGTGACCGTGATCGATGACGATGCAGTGCGTCTTGCCCGGGCTCGCCCGCAGGCCTCGGCCGACCATCTGCAGGTACATCGTCAGGGATCGCGTGGGGCGGGCGAGAATGATGCACTCGACCGAGGGCACATCGACGCCGTAGCTCATCAGGAAGCAGTTGATCACGACGCTCGTCGATCCCGCCTCGAGGCGGCCGATCACCTCGTCGCGGATAGCCTCATCGTCTGCATCGGTCAGTAGCTCGGCGGCGATGCCCTGCTGGCGGAACGAATCGCAGAGCGCGGCGCCATGCGCCTTGTTGACCGCGAAGCACAGGGTTTTCTTGCGGTTCGCGATCCGCAGCCAGTTGCCGACCACATCGCCGATCAGCTTCGGCCGGCTGAGCAGATCGCCCAGCGCGCTCGAGCTGAAATCGTTGTCGTTGTCCTTCGGCAGCGCGCGCAGCTCCGCCGCCGTCACGCTCGGTGTGTTGAATATCCGAGTCGGCACCAGCACGCCGGCCGCCGTCAGAGCTTTCACCGTGGGGCCATGGATCAGGCAATCGAACGCCGTGGATAGAGACTTACCCGACTTGCGCGCCGGCGTCGCCGTGAAGCCGATCCGCACAGCCCCTGGGTAGCTGTCGAGGATCTGCAGGCGGGTCGCGGCCGTCGCCAGGTGCGCTTCGTCGAAAATCACGACGTCCGCCGCGGGCAGCGGTATGTGCTCGTTCACGATGGCGCGCCGGTGCAGCGTGTCGATCGAGGCGATCTGGATCCGCGAGGAGTAGTTGCGCAGATGCGGTAGCGATGCCGCGATGACGCCGTGCAGCGCGCCGAAGTCGGCGAGCCGCTCGTGGATCTGTCGGACCAGGCGCGTGCGGGTCGCAAGGATCAGCACTCGCCGATCCGCGGCCTGGGCTGCCATCACGATCGCGGCAATGATGTGGGTCTTGCCGGCGCCGGTGGGCGCTTGTCCGAGAATCCGCGAATGTCCGTCGTCGAGGGCCTCGGCGATCGCGGAAATCAGATGCAACTGGTAGTCGCGGAGGCAATCTGCGGTCGGCGGCAGGCGGTCGAGCCACCCAGCCGGCATCTCGTTTGCCGGAGGGAGCCAAGCCGGCTTGCCAAGGGGGAGAGCTTCCTGGGGCCGCGGGCTCATGACGCTTCTCGATTTTTAAAATCGGCGCGGTTTTTGGAAGGGAACCCCAGAGCACCAGGTAGATAGGTATCAGGTAGATCCGCCCCTTGGTAAGCATCCGGAAGCAAGGCAACGGATACGGATACGGAACTGATCAGTGGGCCAGAGATCGCTAACCGATCACTGACTGATCGCTCGCCGATCAGTGACCGACAGCTTTTTGTGCGAGTGGTGGTCATTGGCGCGCACCCCATCGGTTGCGATTTCCAGCTCGACCGCCTTCGCTTTGGCTCTTGAACTGATTGATGGCCTTGCTGCGATGGATCTCGAGGCGTGGATTGCGCCGGCGGCCGTCTTCCCCGATCAGGAACTTCGGCCCGACGAACTGCCATGAGATGCGCCACTCGGCTGGCGTTGCCGCGACGATTGCTCGGAGCTCGGCCGGATCTTCGGGCAGAGATCCCATGTCCCACTGGGCATCGAGGAGCTCGCGATAGGCGCCGCGAGCGGCCAGCGGCCAGCCGCGTGTCGCGCTGGCAAAATCCCGCGGATACCACGGCATTTTCGCCATTTGGGGTGAGCGCTCGGCATCGGCGTCGCTGGACGGATTGATGGTCCCGATGACGGGAGCGAGTGGGTTTTTCATGCGGTCCCCGACTTCGGTAGAGCACGCCACAGTTCCTCGGCAATCTCGGGCTCGATCGCACGACTGAGGCGAGATCTGGCAATGGCGATGCGAAGGGATTGAATGAACTGTTGGCGCACGCCGCGAGGTGTCAATCGGCCAACCGGGAAGGAGACGGATAGATCGACATGAGCGTGTGACAGGCCGCGCGGGTCGTGCATCGCGCGGTTCATAGTGCGCAAAGCTCAGTCGATTCGGCGGCCAGGAGGGCGCGCCGCTCAACTGCAATCTGCGCCAGCTTTAGACGATGACGCTGCTCCTGGATCTGCAAAGCGGCCAGCGCGACATGGCGTCGTTCAGCGGCAGTCAGGAGTAGCTCGGTCTCGAAATGGGCGGTGTGGAGTGGCGCGGTATGGCGCGCCGATGCTAAATTCCTCATTGCTGGAAGTCCTTGTGGTCTGCGTTGCTGGAAAAAGAACGTCCTCGGGTTTTGCCGACCCGAGGCGTTCGCCGAAGGAAATCACGCGGCTTTTGAAGGCAGTTCGCCGCTCAATAGCGCCGCAATCTGGCTCACCGGCCATAGCAGCCGATTCCCAAATTTCAGTGGTTTGATGCCGAAGCAGTCGCCGCGGCGGGCATAGTTTTTACGAATGGTTTCGCAGCTTCGGCTGGACGCCTTGGCGAACTCTTCGGTGAGGATGTGATCGCGGCCGGCGGCGATCGCTGCCAGAGCAGGGGGAAGGGACGTGGTTTGCATCGCCGGTCCTCCAATGAGGGTGGCGCGCCTCCGTGGGTATTCACAGGTTGGCGCGGGGCGATACAGAGACTATTAGCGCGAGAGGCTTCCCGCGAGAACAACAACCTGCCGATTATTTGGGAGGTTTTTTCCCTTGACGATGGGCGTTCAGCAGTTTTCCAAGCTTCCGCGCCTCGATCTGGATGTGGGCGTCCGCGAGCGCTGCAGTCAGGAACTGCAACTCTGCATTGCGCTCATCGTCGGCGGTCCCGCGATAGTAGGCCTTGAAGATTTTGAGCAGCGAGTCGATCAAGAGGCCGAGCGCCACCTGTTTGGGTCTGCCTCCTGGGTCGGCGCCGTAGACCGTGATCCGATTGGCGGTGCCTTTGATCAAGGCCGCGATCGCCGCTTGGACCGCCACCAGCGAGGTGGAGTGAGCCGGCTCCTCCATCTCCGCCTCGAGGTCTTCCATGATCCGAGGATTTGCCGCCTTGAGCGCGCTGATCAGCGCTTCCGCATGCTCCTTCAGCGCCTGAAATTCGCTGACGTAATCGGCGGCGCGCGGAGCGTTATCCAAGAGCTGCACCGAGCCGGGGTAAATGCCAAGGTGGTGCTGCACCCGAATGAACATTTGCCCGAGATCGGCGGTATCAGACTCATGTGCCAGGCCGACGATCTCCGCCAACCGCTTCCGGGCTTCATCGGACAGCACGTGCCCTATCGATACCCAGCTAGAAGCGGCCGACCGCGAGCCCAGCTTGGGCGTGGATTTCGCCATTACCAGCACACCTTCTCGTGCTGCCTTCGATGAAACACCAGACAGACGGGGAAGGTTTCCCGCTTTTCGGCTGGCCGGCCTAGTCTGGTATGGTGAGTTTACCGGGTTGCGGCGGTCCGGCGCTCGATCGGCGGCAATACCTCGAGCAGCTGCTGCGATAGCCCTTGCGTGAGCGCCAGGCGCCGCAGTCGATACAGGCGCTGCACGTATGCGCGCTCGGTGAAATCCTCCGGATCCTCGAAATGCTCGCGGGCCAGGTCGTTGATGGGGCACACCCGAAAAGCCCAGGAGCCAGGCCAGTACCACGCGACCAGGAACGGGATCTCGGCTCGATCGGCGAGCCGCCGCAGCGCCGTGATCACCGCGGCACCCGCATTGATGGGGCGCGCCATGAAGTGCTTGTACTCGACCAGCGCCGCCGGCTCGCCGATGTGGATCTCCGTCAGCAGGAAGTCTAGATCGACCGCTGGGCAGCTCGCGCCCCATCGTCGATGCCGCTCGGAGATCTCCTGGTCGCGCCAGCCGGTGCGCTCCTGCCGCACACCGCCCATGAACTCCGCCCACGAAGGCCTCGCCGGCGGCGGGAACAGATCAAGGGTTTGTGGCGCGTCGTGAGTCATTGGTGAAAGGCGCGAATCAATGCGGTGCTACTGCTCAGCGTCAGGCAGCAGCTGGTTCAGCTCTTCCTGCGCGTCATCGATTTGCTGTTCGGTGGCTTTGCGCTTACCGAGCGCCACGTCTTGCAGGAAATCGACGAGCTCGTCCGCGCGCGATCGCTTGGGCGGCCTGGTCGAAGAACCGCTAGTCATGGGTCGTTTCACGCGTGTTGTCGATGACCAGACGTAGGTGGGACGGTCGTGCCTTCGTGTCTGGGTCTCGCCCGGGCCGGACCATCAATCCCTGGTTGGCGAATCCCTCCACAACGCTTTTGCGTCGGCGCCGCAACGCGGCCGGGCTCTCGATGCGGTAGACGATCGTGCCATCGGGTTGGCGACGGCTCCGCCAATCCTGCGTTTCTGCCTTCCAATCGCGGCCGCTGCGCGTCTTTTTCTTTTGCAGCGGCAGCCGAGAGCGCTCAATGCCCAAAGCCACGAGCGCCGCTGGCGTGCCGTGATAGAGCGTTTCGTCTGCGTAGCTCACGATCTCGACCCCTGCAACGTCGGCAATGGTGAAGTCAGGCGGACCGAAGTCGATCTGAAAAAGCACCTCATTCCCGCTTACCTCCACGTCCCCACTGACGAGCGCATTGGGAGCGTAATAGCCAGCCCCTCCTGGGATGTTTAGCCGGCCACGCGATAGCGGGAGGCGGTAGGACGCAACCGGCTGCACGAGGGCCAGGAATGCCGCCTGCGTACCGCGCCAGTTAGACCAGAGGCGAATCTCCGGAGCATCGCTGTAAGGCTCTGCGGTCATCTCGACTTTCAGGCCCGCATTCAAGGCGAGCTCATTCAGATTGCCGATATAGCGCGGGATTCTTGCGGGGACCGGCGCCGAAGAACACATTTGTTCAGCCATCGCCCACCTCCGCGCGCGCTGAAATCACGGCCGGATCCAATCGATGATTGACGTTTTCGATCAGCTCCGAGACCGCTTGCAATGACCACCAGAGGGGCTGGGCCTGCTTGTCGTCACCCGTCTCCCCTTGCTCGTCCAGGCATTTGCTTACCGTCTCGATGATGGCGCGTGCTTGCCAGAGCCGAGCACGTTGCGCTTCGATGCGTTCGAAGATGACGTCGGGAACATCGCCCGGAGCCGTCGGCTGCGACTTACCCATGGGCGGCCTCCTCGCACTGCAGGCCGGCACGCTGCACTCGAAGCGCGACTTCGATCCACTCGGGACCGAGGCGATCTACGGCGTCGAGCATGGTGAAGTCGCGCGGGAATAGATCGGCGCGATCGAGCACGAACGCAACCGCAATCCGCTCATCTGGCGAGAGTAGGTCGATGACGCGCTCATGGACCATGACCCGGCGCGCCTGGCCCTTCAGCGCGTGTGCAGTGCTAGCGTCCATCGCGAGCCTCCACGTCCATCTCTTTTGCCCGCTCCTCGATGGTTGCCATTTCGAGATCGCCCGTCACCTTGTTGATCGTGCGGGCCGCGACGCGCAGAGCCATCGGAAAGTGAGGAATGTCGGCAGGCCAGTCCCTGCTGAAATGCGCCTCGAGGGCGAGCGCGACAGTCTCAACGATGGAGCCCACCTCCCAAAGCTTCATGCGCTGATCGTCGATGGCCAGCTCCATGTTCCGGCGCCGAACCGCAGGCTGCGCTCGCCGGCGTTTCGCTTTCGGAGGGTTTGGAGGCACTTGCAGAGAAGAACCGGACCGAATCGGAGTCACGTTATCCATGGAAGGCCTCCGATCGGGCCGCCATGCCCGCCGCGTCATCGACATCCTCGCGGAGACTTTCGAGGTCTTCGACGCAGCGCTCAACCACGCGCGCAGCTCGTATCCACAAATCCAAGCCCCCATCGGTCTCGGCCTTCCAAAGTCCGGCTGAGGCGCACTCAAGCGTGCAGAAAATGAGGTGGACCTTCTTCTGAATTTGTCCAAGAGCGTGTGCGACCTCCTTCGGGCCGCATTTCTTCGGCTTCGTGCTCACTGCCGCCGAAATCGGCGTGACGTTGTCCTCATCCATGGGACACCTCCACCGACTCCGCTTCAGACAACCTGTCCCGCAGCTTGTCCAGGCTCTCGATCACGAGACGCATGCAACCAAAGGCGTGTGACAGCGCCTCGTTTGTTCCGGCCTCCCGGAGCACGGTTTCGAAGGCAAGGGTCAGCGCGCCGATCGCCTCATCGAGTGTCCCAGTTGCTGCGATCGTATCGACGAGATATGGCCGCAAGCGCGTATCAACTGGCGGGTTATCAATCCGGGTAGTTGCTCTGCCATGGCTCACCTCCGCTACGAACTTCACGTCCGTCGCTGGCCAGCTAGCCTCAAGCCGATCCCGAGCGAGGCGTAACACCGCCAGCGCCATCTCGGGCTGCGATTCGCCGTCCTCGACCAGTTGGATTGCGCCCTTGATCGCCCCCAGCAACAGGCAGTCTCGACTGTCGCGCTCGTCATCGACGTATGGAACGGTTGCTCTAGCCATGGGCCACCTCCTCGACCGGCGCCGCCCATACTTTGTCCATCGCTTCGAGCTGCTCGTAGAGCCGTTCGATTGCTGATTCCACAAGCGTCAGCGCGCCCTCGGCGGCCTGGAGGGTTTCGGCCGATTCCTCGGGGTAATCTTCCAGGGTGACCCGGTTCATGGTGCTGTACACGGCCCGGCGGGAGACCTGAACGGTTCCCTTGATGTCGAGCAGATCATTGAGCAGATCGGAGGGGCGCGAATGTCCCCGCGGCGCCTCGAGCGCCGTAGAATTGTCGTCAGCCATTGTCTTCACCTCAACTGTTGACTGTGGTTAGGCGTTCGTCGGTGCTGATAACACCGGCGGGCGCCGCTTCAGGGCTTGCGTTTGGGCGGCTTCAGCTTCTTGAACTTCACCAGCAAATCATCGACCGCAGCGCGCAGCAGCACTGCCCGCGGCGTCCCAAGTTCCTTTGCCAGCGCGTCCAACAATGCTGCTTTCTCGTGGTCGAGATAGATCAGCTGCTGATGTCGCGTCGTTTTGCCCATGCGGAGCTAATATTAGCTTTTGCGTCCGTCCTGTCCAGCAAAATCGCGTGAAAACGTGATCCGTTCGGCCTCTGCGTAGGTATGTACCTGATTACCCACGTATATCCTCATTTTCGATATCAAGGGACTGAACGGATCCTGAAATCACTCCTTGGTGTCGGGCTCGATGTACGGAATCGGCACCAGGCCGGCCACCTTCTCATCGAAGCCGAACGACAGATCCCTGCCGATCGCGGCATGAACGCCTCGGGAGGCATACGAAGCCAGCAGCTTGCTGTAGTGCTTCTCCACGGTTTCCTTCTTGTCGTGCAGGGCGGCAGCCGCGAGCTCGACGTTGCCCTGGGTCGCCATGAGAATGGCCGTGCCAACCAGGTAACGGGTAGCGTGGGGCCGAATGCTCGGGCAGCCGAGGACGCGCAGACAATCCGACGTCACCTTCGCGTACTGGCAGTCCAGGTCCTCCCATACCTCATCGGGTTTTCCCGTGCTGATGAAGACGAGGCCGCGCTGCCCTGCCCCGCCCAGGAGCTGCCAATGCTTTTCCAAGTATTCCTCAAGAAAATGCGCGGCCATCTCGGACAGGGGCATGTGGTAATCGCGGTCCTTCGCTGCTCCCCGGATGTTTTTGAACTCGATCCGGGGAACGAACACCTCCCAGGTGCCGCGCGCCGTTTTGCGGAAATGGCCGCTGCCATCGGGCTTGTACGTGAGCAGCCGCAGGTTCGTGAGCCGCAGTGGGTTGGAGATCGAGACCGCGAGCAACGCGAGATCGCGGGCCTGCGTGGCGCGCAGCAACGGCGTCGGCCGCACCTGGCTCGCATATCGGTTGATCGCGTCCCGGTACCCTTGCAGCGGCCGCGGCATATCGAGCAGCGGCTTCAGCGGCGCCGCCGGATCACGGGACTGCTCGAGCAACGGCCGGAGCTGCTCCATCTTGAGCGCGAGCCAATCATTCGTCGCCTTGCAGCGAGCGCGCCAGGCGGTCTCGCTCTTCCCCATCGTCTTGCCGATCGCCTTCGATGCCCACAGATAGCCGGTCTTGGGGCGACAGTAGGAGCGCACGCTCGCGATGAATCCCATCAGCCCCGCATTCACAGCGTCGGAGCGCACCGCGCGCCACTCCAGGAACTCCTCGAGCAGCTTCGTGTTCACCAGCAGTCCCATCGACAGCTTCTCGTCCGGCATCGCCTTTCCGCCCCTCTCCACTGGTAGCCGTGCCCACCCCAAGAACGCGGAGACGTGCCGGTAGTTGATATCTGCCGACGGCGCAACCTGGCCGCCGACGGTGTTGATCCATGCCGGGTGGTCGGTTGGGTAATCCTCCACGGGGCGCAGTCGCCACACTCGATCCGAGTCCTCCGGGTCCGACTTCATCGCCGCGCGCACGAGCTGGCGCACGCCGAGCTTCGCCTGCGGATCCTCGGTGTCGTCCATGCCCTTGGCCGCGGGCACCTTGTGGATCAGCAACCCGCGCCATTCCGTCTTGAACGCCTCCGTGGCCTGCTTCGGCCGCACGAGGTACCGGTTCTCCTTCTTGCTAGCGAGCGCCGTGTTTCTCGTGCGAGAAGGAATGCTCATCACCTCGATCGTCTGGACCGGGAAGCGGCCGATCGCCGGCGGCAGCAACTTCGTCAGCGCATCGGGATCGAGGCCGCTCACGATGGCGAGGCGGACCAGGTTCCCGTCGGACGTGGACTTCGGCATCGCGCCGCGCGTCTTCCAGTTACGCAGCGTCCGCCAGGAGAGCCCGGCCTGGGCGGCCAGGCGGAACATGTCCTTCCGGGTCTCGAACATCTGATCGAGCTTCTGCTGGAACGGGGTCCGCGTATCGGCCTGCAGAGCCCCTTCGTGGTCGAGGATTCGCACGAGGGTCGCCCACTGCTTCAGAGAGGCGGCTTTGTTGTTGATGCTCTGGCGGCCGCGGTTGAGCCGGCGCAGCTGCCCGCGGAACTCGTCCAGGGAGGCCTTGAAGTCCTCCCGCAGGGTGGCGCCGACCTTGGCCTCCATGTCGAGCTGCAGGGCACGGACCAATCCGACGAGGGCGGACCGAGCGTTGCCCATGGACTTTTTGGAGGGAAGGCCGGGGCGGCCGGCACGGCTGGCCATCACGGCTCGCAGCTGATCGAACGTAATATTCTTGGGCATGACACGTCTCCGCGTCCTGCGTCTGCCGGGGTGCGAACGGTCATTACCCCGGGCCAAATCGGCATAATGATCGATGGCTATAGCTCGTTGTTTCGGCTGCGCTTTCCCCTGTCTGGGAACTCGCTTCATCGCTTTGAACGAAGGGAGCCACGATCATTAAACGCTGGACGTCTTTTTCTGCTCGCCCAGAGCATAGGAACCGCGGTTATGCGGTTCGCAGAGGATCGCCCGCAGTCCTTCGAAACCAGGGGTTTTCGCGTTTCGGGCGCTAACGGGCAGCCAAGACGATTCGCTACCGACCCGACGCCGGGCAGCGCGGCGGACCCGGATCGGAGGGCACGGGGACTCGGAGCGCGTAATGATCGGGTACGGCGGTTTGCCAGGGACCGCTTCCAGGCCGACCGCGCCAGATCGTTTATAGGCGGCGATCGGCAGGGGGGCCGCTACTTCGGTACCCCGATGGCTGATTTAAACCGCTTCCCTAGCCAGCGGGGCGAGACGATGGGTTGTCGGCGGTGCGCGCGGTGCCGTTCTTGCCGGCAACTTACCCGGCCGATGGAAATTTCCACACACTCCCTGGCCCGTGACAGTCGTGAACCCGCAGTTGCAATGCAACCGGCCCGGAGGGCCTATCCTGCCTCTCCCCTATTGCGGTCGGCCGTCGGTCAATGCCGGCCGGTCCCGCCGTATCGCTCCTGCCATTCCGCCTCGGTCGGTGGATCGGCCGTCACGACGTAGACCATGGCCTCGACGTCGCCCGAGTGCTCGACAGCCTTCAAGTCGGGGAGCGTCTTCTTCAGCAGCCCAAGGGCGGCGGTGACCTGGCTCGCCGACATGACCACCGGCTTTCCCGTGCTGGGGTCATTTTCGCCGAGGCAGAAGGCCTGCAGCCGGTTCACGATGATCCAGGTGCGGATACGTTCGCGGGTGCGCTCGCTGTGGTGGAACCCGGGCTTGCGACCAGCGCCGGGCCGGCTTCCGCCACGGGCCATGTCAGGCCCCGCCTGCCGGGAGCGGATTCGCCCACCTATCTTGCTGAATAGCTGGCGATTGTTTGATTAAACCTGGGGTCGTCACGGGGTCTCCAAAGCGCACGCTTCGAGGCGTTCGATTTGCTCCGAGACCTCGGCCGGTTCCATGAACAACCAGGTCCGATGTGGGGCATTAGGCGCGCGCACCAGCTGGGAGGTCTTGCGATCCAAAATGGCGAACTGCAATCCAGTGTGGGTGATGACATCGACGCTGGCATAGCGCAGGTAGCTGCCTCCATATCGCTGGAAACTCGGCGCGGCGTTCATCACTGCACCACCCGCAGCCGATCGCGCCCTGGTTTCTGGTTGGCGACGTTGTGGCCACGGAATTCGTGCTCTGGCCATCGCTCCTCGCATTCGTAGAGCGCGGCCATCATCTCCGGCCGGTTCAACAGCCGCTCGCAGTAGCCGGGCCAATCCTCGTACTCGTTCCGGAAGGCGTTGATGCAGCGCTGAATGATCCACTGCCGCGCGGTCGCTTCGGGGGACGTGTTGTCGGGATCGGCGGCGAAATGCGCGGTTGCTCGAGAGGCCTTCTCGCAGGCGTCGCAGGTAAGCCAGTCGTTGCCGTGTTTGCAACGATGGGCCGGGCCGCTGTTCGGTTCGAGGTCAGCCATCGGAATCGCCTCCGAACGTCTTGAAGTACGCATCGGCATCTTTCGCGAGGTCGCCGACGGCAACACGTTGGCCCTGTTTATGCCAGGCCCAAGCATCTGCCGCGCTGGGCGTGTATGCGCCTCCGTGTTGCCAGCCAGCCGCCTTGAGAGCCGTCGCGCGCTCTGCCTCGGTCAAGCTGTTCCACCACGCCATGCCAGCGATTTCATCGGCGGTCGGCTGTCGCTTCGTGTCAGGCATGCTCACGCCCCTCGCCGATGGTTAAGTTTCGCGCTCGAGGAATCGTTGCTGTGCCGCCGGCCGCTCCGCATCGACGCGCTTGACGAGCGCCTTCAGCCGCGCGAGCTCGTCGGTGTGTTCCTCGCGGTCCTCGGCATCGAGTTCGCCGGCGAGCTGCTTCTCCACGTGCACGATTCGATGCCGCAGCGCGAGGCTGATATCCCCGATGTCGTCGTGGCTCAGTTCCACGTCAGGCCGCCTGCCGTAGCGACTTCACGTTGGGCGGCTTCTTCTGGCTCACCACCCAAAGATCGTACTGCGCCTGGAGGTTCACCCAGAACGCTGCCTCGGTTGCGAACGCACCGGCAAGCCGCATCGCCATGTCCGGCGACACCGGCGATCGGCCATTGATGATCGAGGAGACGTGCTTGCGGGTGACGCCGAGCGCTTCGGCCGCCTCGGTGACGCTCACCTTCATCGGCTTCAGATACATCTCGGACAGGATTGCGCCGGGGTGCGCCGGGCTGTGCATGGTCGCCGCTGCTTTAATGATAGTCGCCATAATCCACCTCTACCGCGTTCGCGGCTTCAAATCGGAAAGTCACTCGAAAATTCTCATCGACCCAGACCGCATAACGCCCTTTCGGCTTGCCTTTGAGCGGGTGCAGCCGCAGGCCTGGCGCAGTCATCTGTCCGGCATTCGTCGCAGCGTTCAGCATGGTCAGGATCATGTTCAATCGCTCGACGTGCTTCGGCTGCACCTTGCGAGGGTTGCCGTTGTTGAACAGCTCGGCGAGGGCCTTGCTCTTGAAGCTCGTGATCATGCGGTCGCCGGTTAAGCCGCGAAAATCTCATTGAACCGAGCGGAGGCCTGCGCGACTTTGATGGCGCGCGCCGATTCGGACGCCGCAATGCGCTCGAGCGCAGCCCGGAGTTCCGCAACCCGCTTGACCGCCTCCTCCACCGTCACGCTGCGCAAGCCCTTATGCGGCGTGAACTCGTAAAGCTTGGTCCCGGCGACGCTCGCCAGGAAATACACATCCGGCAGCCCGTCGCCCGGCGTGGCGATCGCGGCCTTGACGACCAGCGTCAGAAACCCGACCTTGACCGTGCTTCCGACCGTCCAAACCTGCTTGCTGTTGCGGATCATGCGGCCACCTTCGAGCGGCGGACTTTGCGCGCCGGCTGGGCGGCAACCTCGGCCTCGTAGCGCTCGACGTGGGCCTTCAGAGCCGCTTCCGTTTCGCACCAGCCGGCGTACGTCATGATGTCGATCGGGGTGCGCAGGGCGTTCTGCGCCTTGGTCAGGCGGGCCATCAGGTCAGGGCTTTGCTTCCAGTTCCAGGTTTGCATGGTCGGTCTCCAGTAACGTGAGGCAGATTGTAACCCCATTGGTTACGGATGTGCAACCCATTTGGTTACAAATGTGAACCGACGCACAGGTAATCGGGTATGTACCTATGAGCAGACCACAGCCGCGGCGCTCCGATGCCCCTACTTTATGGCCCGTTTGATTGATTTCATTGAGGAATCTGGCGAGTTCCGCGCATGAGCGCTTCAACGAATGCCCGCGCGTCGTTTCGGACCAGGTCATTGAACGGCCGCGGGGTGCCAGCAACGATGGCCACGAGCTCCTGCAGATCCTTGAAGTACTCAATGTCGGCGACGGCGGGAAATCTCCCCAGCGGCTGGCCGGCCAGAATCGTGGCTAGGTCGTTGTGCGCCGTCAGTTTGTTGCGGGCGTCGCGCAGGAGCGATGCAAAGGCATCGAGCTTGGCCTTCAGCAGGCTCAGGCGCATTCGGGTCTCCCGATCCCACACTCCATTGTCGATGATGAAGCCGATCGAGAGATTGCTCTGCCCGAACTGTCTCGCCGGATCGTGAAGCTTGGCGATCTGATGCAGCACGTCCCGTTGCGTGACAATGCCGAGATGCGCCAAGTATTGGGCGCAGTGCGTGTGTACCAGCTGCTCAAGCTCGGCGTTGTCCTCGAACAGGCCTCGCCTTGCCAGCCAGCACTCATACGCCGCGTTGCAGATCTCCCAGAACTCGCCCACGATTTGCGGATCCATCGACGGTGCGGCTCACGCCTTGATGTGCTGCTGAACCAGGTCCTCGAGGATCTCCCCCACCGTGGTGCGACGCTTCACCGCCTCCATTTTCAGCCGCATGTGCAGATCCTCGCGGATATTCACCGTGAGCCGAATATCGCCGGTGGGCGGGAATCTCGACGTCGATGCAGGATCCACCACCGCGGCAGAGGCCTTCGAGCTGCGTGCCCGACTCGACGCCGGCGAACCGCGGCCTTCCGCGAAGCCGAGAACGGCCTCGCTCGTGAGCACCGGCTTTTTCAATGTGGCGTGTTTCTTCTTTGCCATAGGTATGTACCCTCTTACCTGATTACTTGAGTATCCGCCGAATCTCGCTGACCATCGCCTCGACTTCCTCGCGGGCCAGCGCATCACCGAGTTCCGCCGCGGTCGAGCCGTCCCCGAGCGCTTCGGCGTATGCCACCCGGAAACCGAGCTTCGATTTGAGCGGCTTCAATCCGAGTTCCTTGCCGGCCTGGGCCTCGAGGTCCATGGCGAGCCGGGTGTGCGCGCGAAAGCGGGTCCAAACGAGCCGGGCATCGACCGCCCTCACCTTCCGGGCCTCATCGATCAGCGGCACGACGTCGGTCGTTGCCCAGAGTTCGGCCGGCGATGCGCCCACTGGCACCAGCACCAGGTCGCTCAAGGCGAGGATTGCCCGGGTAGTCTCGGCGATCCGCGGGCCGCCATCGAGTACGACCCAATCGACGGTGTCAGCCAGGCGCGCGGCGAGCGTGACCAGATCCCGGTGATTCGCCGCGGTGTACGCGTCGATGACGGACTTGCCGAGCGCGGCCTGTCGCAGACTGGCCCAGCTCGAGGACGTCCCCTGCGGCATGTCGCAGTCGATCAGCGCCGTCTTGCCGACTTTCGCGAGCTCGCCGGCGAGCGTGGTGGCCAGCGTCGAGCGCCCTGCTCCGCCCTTCACTTGCACCACTCCGATCGTCCGCGTCTTCATTGTCGCCATAGCGAACCTCTTCCCACTTGGCGAGTCGGGCTGTGGGCAGCGGCTTCGCTGTCCACAGATCCGGCGAAGCAACTACAGGTCTTAATTACAGGGACTACTGGTCTGACAATAAGAGTGGCGCTACCGTTTATGCGCAAAGGCGCTACCGTTGATGCGTGAATGCCCCTCACTAGGCGCTACCGTTTATGCGGGGATAACCCGCTCCGCTCACAGGGTTGTCCACAGCCGCGCGGCGCCTTGGACGTGACGTCCCCGGACCGAACTCCAGCAGGCCGACTCGACGATTCGAGGCGCTACCGTTTATGCGTAAGCAAATCGCTGTTTTCATAGGGTATTCATCGATTGGGTGTGGTCTGGCAGCTTCTATTCATTCGCCGGCAGTTTCGAGACGTGCGGTCGGCCCGGGGTGAGCCGAATGCCGGCATCGACCGCGGCGGCCTTGGCGTCCGGGTAGACGACCATCACCTTCTTGAGCGCCGGCACGAAATGCGCTCGGAAGTTGCGCAGCCCCCTCGGCGTCTCCGGGTAGCCCGCGCCGAACTGCCCCTGCAGGCCTTCCCACGTGATGGTGGTCGGCTTCTTCAGGTACGACATGCGGTAGGTCAGCCACACGTAGATGTCGAGCGCCATTGGCGAGCGCTTCAGCGCGGCGAGTGCCCGCATATCGACCGGCACCGGTGCCTTGATGATCTCGTTGTAGAAATTCGTGGTGAGTCTCACCGTCGATTGCCACAGGGTGCCCTGCTCCGGCTCCGCTGGGTCCCACCATAGATCGGCGTGCTCGGCCACGCTGTGATTCTGGATCGCCGTGCGCCGCTCGTCCTTGTAGATCGCCGTGATCGACGAGGCAAACAGCCGTTCGCTCTGATCCCGCAGACGCTTGATGGTCCCCCAGCGGCCGCCAGTGGGCACCAGGTCAAGTTGACGCATGAAGCCGCTCAACGTATCGCCGAGCACGAGTTCGGGGCTGCGGGTCCGCACGGCCTCGGTGGTCAGCCAGGACAGGAGCAGCCGCGGTACCGTCCCATACGGCAGGCCGAGCCGCGGCGGAGCCACGATCGACAGGCTGAAGGCGCCGTTATGCCGCTCGAACGCATTGCCATGGACACGGCTGTGGGGGAGGCTCGCCATGGTCATGGCGCGGGCCATGAAGCCGATGGCGCCGGCGTTCTGCGCCTCGTCGGTCTCGATCGCCAGACCGCGCTGCATCAGCGTGTTGATCGACTCCGGCACCAGTTTTTTGCGCTTCGCGGCTTCCTCGCGCAGGCCGCCCGGGAGGTACGTACCGGCGTGGGTAAGTCCTGGTGTATCGGCGCCTTTCCCAGGGCCGGGCGTTTTCTTCGTCAATCGTCACCTTTTGGCCTTCCGGCCTTTTGGCTTTCGCGATCAGATGCGCATTACACGCTCCACCGCTGAGTATTTCGTCCCGGATCGCCTGCGACCCTCGCGGGCAATGATACGGCAGGTCAGGCCGATCTGCTCCAATCCGGGTCCATCGCGGAGTTCCGCCGGCGTCGGCTCGCGGCCCAGCAGATCTCGGAGGAGGGCAGCCAACCTTCCCACGGGCGACGAGCTGCGCGCGGCGGATTGCATGAGCACAATGCCGGAATGCGGCCCGGAGTCGATTTCGAACGAGAAACCCATGCGTTCGCCGTGGGCGTTGGAGAAGGGCGCTACAGCCACGAGCCGGGCGCGATATTCGCCATCTGGGACGACGCTGATGATTTCTGCTTCTGATCGAGTCGGCTGCACTGGATCGCCGATGACCGCGCGGCCGCCGACCAGTCTGATGGCGGGGCGCCCGTTCATAGGACTGCGAGCGCTCGAATCGAATCGAGCTCACCCGGCCGCGGCTGACATTTCGACTTGAGCAGTTCGATCTTCAGCAGGTGGAACAGCTGCCAGGTCCGAGCCTTGAGCGCCCGATCGGTGCAGTGGATTACCAACCGGTTCACCGCGTCGTAACGCTCCAGATCCTCATACGGAACCGTGAGCACGTTGGGGCGCGCGGCCATCTGCTCGCAAAACGAACTGACGGTGGATAGCACCTCGGCGAACGCTGCATCGCTGATCGCACCGTCCCAGGTCGCCCAGGAGCGTCTGACCTCTGCCGGGTCGCGCTGGATCACGACGATCGGGCAGCCCTCGAAGTGCTGCTTCAAGAGCCGCGCGTGATGGATGATCGAGAAGCCATCGACATACCCGTGCGGGTTCTCTGCCGTGCCGGCGTAGAGCCACGCGCCGAGCTCCTCGAGCGAGCTGAAGAACGGCGGATACTCGTGCAGTGTCTCGATGCCGTGGGCGCACATCAGCGCCGCGAGCCACGCGGTGCGACTGCGCGGCAGTCCTGTGATGCAGAAGCGGGACCTATCCATGGTTCACCGGCCCCCACGCCAAAAATCGGCAATCACGCTTCAGTAGCCCCATGATGACGACGTCCTCGCCGTCCACAGCTGACTCCGGCAGACGGCCGCGCTCGACGAATCCCATGTGGCTGCACAGCTTGATCGAGCGCGCGTTGCTTTCCTCGATGGTGCAGGTGATATGCCGCACCTTCCAAGCCACGAAGGGGTTGTAGAAGATCGCGTAGAGGAAGCGCCGGTTCATGCCGCCATCGACGACAATGGAGGCGTGGACGTTGCCGGGGCTGAAGTTCGTATAGACGACGCCGGCGCGCAGGCTGCCATTTACCTCGAGGCCGATGGCTCGCGGATCACTCCCCCAGCCAGAAAAATGCTCGATGTGCTCCTCGCACCAATCGGCGATGCGCTGGTGTTGATCGAAAATGAGCCGGGCGAGTGGGGCAGTTGCACCCTCGGATCGGGCCTCCGGGACCGGTTTTTGCCCGTCGGCGCGTACTAAACCGCCCGTATTAGTACGCATATCGTCTTACCCACATACCCGAATCGGCTCGGAAACCGCTCTTTTGGCGAGGGTTCCGCCGAGCGAAAGGTCGATGACCCACATGCAGAGCACCAGGCGCGTCTGCGGGTTGAGCGCTGCAACGAGGCGTCCTTGAGCCCGCGGATCGCCGGCATGCTCGAGCAGTTCATCGGCAGCATCGTGCACGGCGTCCATGGTCTCGGCCGTGAGTTCGATGTCGGCGGGATCGGTATATCGCGCCTGACGCACCAGCGACCGACCGAACAAGGCCTTTGCCTCCAAGAGCCGACGCGCGGGTATCATGCTGCCTGCCGATTGATGACGTAGCGCACTGTGGACGCGTGCCACTGGCCACCGCGTTTGCCTGTGATGCCGCTCGTATTGAGCTGGTCGGCAATCTGCCGGTAGGCGAGGCCGCTCTCGCGCATGCGGACGATTGCTGCCACGGCCTGGGCCTCGAGGCGCACCTCGATCAGCCGGCCCTCAACCTCCTCAAAGCCGAACGGCACCGGTCCGTACTTCTCCCCCTTGGCCTTCTTGTGGGCGAGTGCCATCTTCGTGCGCTCGCCGATGAGCTCACGTTCAAACTCGGCCAGCACCGCAAGCATGCGGAACACCATGCGGCCCGCGGCGCTCGTGGTGTCGATCTTCTCGGTGAGACTCACCAGGTCGGCGCCCTGGCGCTCGAGGCGATCGGCGAGCTCGAGCATGTCGCGGGTGGAGCGGGCGAGGCGGCTGATGGAGTAGGAGACGAGGGCGGTTCCGCGAACTGCTGCCTTCACCGCGGCGTGCAGACCGTCCCGGCGGAGCATGCTGGAGCCGCTCAAGCCCGCGTCTTCGAAGATGGCGATCAGTTCGTAATCGTTGGCGTGACACCAAGAGGTGATGCGGGCGCGCTGCGCCTCGAGGCTGACGCCTTCGGTTGACTGATCCGAAGTGGACACTCGGATATAGCCCACGGCTCGATTCATGCTGATTCCCTCTTGGCGGTGGCCTTTTGGACGCGCGGCCATCGTATCAAACCGGCGTACGGGTATACATATCGCCTTACCTACGTACGGCGGTCGGGCGACATAAGTCCGGCCAGGATTGTGCGCCCCGTCCCGCAACCCGGATCTACCGTGCTGCGTCCGCCGCGGGCAGGAGTAAGCTTCCGGGCGTCTACCACCGAAAACGCAAGGATCTCTGCCATGGGCAAGACGCGAAAACGGACGGAGACGGCAGGCGCCGACACCGAGCAGCTGTGGCCGCATCTTCGAAACGTGACTTTCAGCGACGTGCGCGCGGCCATAGCGGCCGGCTTCGCCCTCTGGGCCATCATCAGCGTCTGTGCCGTCGGGCTTTACTGGGCCGGCGAGAAGGCGTGGCCAGGGCAGGGCGCCGACTGGACGAGTCCGCTTCCCCATTGGGCAAACTACGCCGTCCTGTGCGCGATCGCGCTTTGGTTTCTGCGCGGCCGCACGCTGCATTATCGAATCCCGCGATGGACCGTCGGCGGCTGGCTGTTCGCATCGCTTTACGTGGCCGGGCTGGTCTTCGTCGTCAATAACGCCCCGAACTGGGCCACCGTGCCGGTATTCACCGGTGCATGGATCCTGGTCTCGATGCTCGATACCCTGAACGAGCAGGGCAGTTCGAATGCCGTGGCGGCCGCCGGCGCCGACACCGCGATCAGCGAAGCGTAAGGGCGACTACTCGACGAGTTCGAGCTGCGCGTCGATGCGCACGTAGATTGCCCACTGGGCGCTGCGCAGGTTCTGGCGGAAATCATTCACGCTGATCGCCAGGCGCTTCGCCTTCACCGAGCGAGGGCCGCCAGTGAAGTACTCGACCTCGACGCACCGGCGCAAAGGCAGGGGAAGCCGGGCCACCGCGAGATCGATCAACATGACGCCTTCCGGAGCTTTGTCCGAACCCGCGGCCGAGTAGAGCCTCTCACGCTGAATGCCCAGCTGCTTGTACTCAATCATCCGGCCCGTTGGCGACGTCCTCGACCAGCCAATGCCGGCGAGCTGGTTGCCTACCCAACGCGCCCATTTCTCGCAGAGACGATCGACCATGACGATTTCGCCGGGCACCGTAGGGCTCGCCATGCTGCTCGCCATCGCCTGGAGGCTATCCACAGCAGCGTTCATGCGTATGCGGCCTCAGCGACTCTGAACAGCGGGTGTGAGTCCACCGCGAAGATGTAACCGGAAATCCGCCAGCGCGCCCGGTTGAGCGTGTATCTCACGTTCTCCATCGAGACGCGCAGACCACGGGCGATCGCCTCAACCGGCTCATCTTCGCAGTACAAGTGCACGATGACGAAGTGATCAGCGCCCTTGAGCATTGCGACCGCGCGATCGACAGCCTCAATGTGGCTCGGCATCTCGATAGGAGCGTTGCTGGTGTGTGCACCGTCGATCCCGTACGTCATCATGCGGGCGATCGGTGACATGGGGCTGCCGCTGCGCAGCTCGCTTCGCTGCCAGTCGCCCCAGCCCATCAGCCGTTCATGCACGAAACGCGTTTCCGGGGACATCGCATTCAGGCCGCGTCTATCCATGAAGGGCGCGCTCGTTGTGAGGATTGGCAGTGCTCATTCCTACGAGATCAGTCCGAGCTCGCGTGCGGTGCTGGCGATCGTCTCGTCCATCGTCCCCGGCTTACCAGGGCTGGGAGTGGATCCGCGTCGAGGAACGTTCACGCTGCCCGCCCGCCGCGCATCGCGAACTCGCGTCTGATTGGTAGCTCGGCGCTGCGCGTTGAGATCCGCCTGTTGCTTCTGCGTAAGGAGCTGGCGCACTTCCGGGTGTGCCCAGGTTGCGCGTTCATAGGCAGCATCGAGCGCCTGCGCGTGGGTCAGCGAAGGGTCGGCTCGCCGGAGTTGAGGGACGAGCGCAGACATTTCATTGATCACGTCGCCCAGATAGGGACGCTTCGGATTACCTGTCGCGTCTTTTTCGTTCATCCATCGGCTCACCGTGGATTCGGTCTGATACTGCTCGCGGGCTTGCGCCTGCAGGCGCTCCTGATTCTGCGCAGCGAGGATCTGATCGACCCGCGGATCGCGAAACTCTCCCTGCTGCTGACCTGCGTAGGGCTGCTGCTGCTGCGCCGGCGGTTGGCCCAGATGCTCGCTGGCGGCCTGCGCGAGGTATCGCAAGTCGATGCCGTATTGCTGCGCGACCGTGGCGATCGCCTGGTACTTCTGCTGCACCGTGCCCGTCCGAAAAATCGCAGCGGTGCGAAAGAGGTTGCCGACTGCACTCTCGGGCGTTCCTCCCTCGGCCTGGATCAGCGCTCGATACGGCTCTATGACCTGGCGCATGCTCTTGCCCAGGGTCGCATCGGGCAGGATCTGAGCTTGCCCGTTCTGGAAATCGGCCTCGCGACGGTGGATCTCCGCCTTAATGGCGGGGTCGAGCTTCTCCCAGCTGGCGCGCGCCGTCGGCTTCCAGGTTGAGGGAGCACGATTGATGTCACGCCCTTGCGGCTGCGATCCATCACGATCGGCATCGGCGGCTAGCTCCGCACCCGCGGACGCGGTCCTACCCCGATCGGCTGCCGCCGCATCTCTGCTCGGCTTGTCGCCCTGCGCCTTGAACAATCTATCCGGCTTGCGTGAGACCGGATTCGTCTCGCGGCCGCTGTTCTCAGGATCTGCGCCAGCATCACCCGTATCGCCCGCATCGGCGTTTGCGTCCGTCGCCGGCGTGTCATCTTCGGGCAAGGCATACTTGTCCTGAATCGCCGCCCAGTCGGCCGCGATCCCCTCGTCCACGTCTTTGTCGTTCAACGCCATTGCATTCCCCATTGTGAGTCCGTCAGCCCGCGCGAACCGCCTCGTTCACTGCCAGCGCTCCCGTCGCCAAAGCCCGCGCATTGATTTGCTTGAGCGGTTGAAGGTCGTCCTTGATCGCGGCCGCCAGGTCGGTCAGCACGCCTCGGACGTGCCGGTATTTGTCCGGGTGATGCTCCCGCATGTAATCGAACTTGCCCACGTTCTCGTCGAGATAGGCGGTGCAGTTCCAGCAATCGAGGCCGGTGTTCATGTACCCGTAGTTCGGCGGCAGCGAAACGCCGCGGCTAGCCAAGTAGTTGGTGACGCGCTCGTCGGTCCAATCCTCGAGCGGGAACTCGTAGCGCACGCCTTCGATCACTGCGCCGCTTTGAATCCGGTTCGATCGACGGTCTGCGCGCTTCTGTCCGCGAATGACCACCGTGGCGCCCAGATCCTTCATGGCCTTTTGCGTTGGCAGCCACAGCGCCGCGGCACAACAGGCGATGCGCGATTGGAATCGCTGCGCGTGCTTCCCCTCGGCGTATTGCCCGAGCGTGGTAGACGCGATCGGCAGCACATCGGCGGGGTAGCCTTCGGTGCCGATCGATTGCGTGCTTTTGATCTCGACGAAATGCGGGACCAGCGATCGGATCTCCTCCATCTGCTCGAGGGTCTCGGGAAACGCGGCGCCCGTGTTCACCCATGCGACTGTGATCTCGTCCCAGCGGGACTCGAGTAGATACAGGCACGCCAGGCTGTCTTTGCCGCCCGAAAATTGCAGCACAGTCGTCATGCGATCGGCGCCGCCTTCTGAAACCGAAACAGCGTGGGGCTGATGCCGGCGAACACCTCGGCGAAACGCGGCGCGGGCATCTTGTCGTAGAAATGCTCGACGTGCGTGCTGTCCGGAACGAGCGCCTTGTCGAGGGTATAGCCGGCGGTCGCGGCCGCGGCCTTCACTCTCTCGATCGAATAGGCCTCGAAATCAAACGTGTCGATCAGTCGATGGCTGTCATCGCCGGTGAGGTCGTAGATGAACAGCATGCCTCCGGGTCGCGTGACTCGGCTGCATTCCAGCAAAGCCGCTCTCAGGTCCATATGCCCCAGCGCGTAGCAGATCATCACGGCGTCCACACTGGCGTCGGGCAGCGAGATCTCGTGGGCGTCAGCGCAGAGCGTCTCGAAGCGGGAAGGGCAGAGAGCGAGTTGCTCGGCGCTGTTGTTGAGCAGCGTGAATCGCAGATCTGGGCGCTCGGACGCCATGCGGTCCGCCACGCCGCCGACGCCGCAACCAACATCGAGAATGTGGGCGTTCGCGGGAGGGTCGAAGAACGCCAGCAATGAGCGGACGTGATCCCCTTGCGATTCGGCCAGGCGATGGATCTGGAGCACCGTGTCCCCATTTGCGACCAGGCGCCGCGAGACTTCGGCGACCATCGCCGGATCGGCGTAAGCGCGCGCGCCGCGCATCAGTAATAAATCGCAGCGGCGGCCGCGATCGAGGCAAGGCTGCTCGTATCGGCGTTGTTGGTGGCGACGTTCGCATTGTAGCCGGCCAGGGCGCCCTGGTATTGCTGGCCGAAGGCGCCAGAGATGTCAGGGGTTGTCGCGGAGACCTGGCTCGACGGATTGCCCTGCAGCTGCTCGTATTCCGAGATCGGCGCATTGCGCACCGCCAACTGGTTCTGTAGGCCCTGGCTGCCCAGGCCATACAGGGTCGCTTCCTCCTGATTGCCGGCGCCGATCGCGGAATCGGCCGCTTGCTGATTCTCAAAGGTCTGCTGCTGGTTGAGCTGCTGCATGCCGTAGCCGTAGGCAGCGGAGCCGGGCATCGCGCCTTCGTTCGCGAGCTGCGCTTGGGTTTGCTCGGATTGCTGGGCCTCTTGTGGCGCGAGGTATCCCATCTGCTGGTTGTAGTTGGCCTGCTGTGCCGCGTAATCGTTCTGAGACACATTGGGGCCGCCGGGCATGCCGGGCACGCTCGAGGTGTCGATGGGCGATTCGAGCATCTGGTTCGCCCAGGGCGAGAGCGATGTCGATTGCGTGTAGAGCGGCGCGCCAGATCCGCCATTCATGGCGCCGCTCTCCGTCGCCGGCGCGCTTCCCGCGGAGGGGAAGCCGATGCCGCCCAGTCCGAAATAGCCGCTGCCAAGGGAAGAAGGCAATGAATACGCCCCATCGCTCGATGTCGAATAGCCGTTGAGGGACGATGTGGGATTGCCGTCGGTGCCTGTCACGGCCCAGGTGTTTGAACCCAGCGGGTTGACGCTGTTCGTGCGATTGAGCGCGGCGTTGTAGTTCGCGGTACCGGTCGAGAGACCGTACTGCGCCGCGGCCTGCGCATATGGATCGGTCGGCTGCGGAGCAGAGCCCGAAGATTTGCACTCGGCGACGGGGCCCGTGTACTCGTAGCTTTCCTCTTCCTCGATTTTGCCGGTGGCCCAGTCAATCACGCCTCGAACAATGATTTTCATAAACGTCTTCTCCGGGTCGCCTAGTTCGGCTGGTTCACGTGATTGAGCGCATTGACCAATCGCTGCCGATCGCGATCGTTGCTGTTCATGGTCGCCGGCCAGCCGCTCAACGAGGCCGCTTGGGCGCTCGAGCCGAGTGCTGGCCGCGCGGCCCAGTTGACGGTATTCGGGTTAGTGAGCGCCTTCGAGAGCATGTAGGCCGATGAAGGAACACCGACCAGCGCAGCGCCGGCGCCCGCTATCGCCCCAGGGCTTCCGCCGCCATGTCCCATGACTGCACCGGCACCGAGGCTGACGAGATGCTTGAAAATCTCGCTCTGATTTTCACCGCCCGCGGTACCGCTCGCGTTTTTGAACACCCGCGACCCTTCGCGCAGGTTCTCCGCCACATCGGCCAAATTGTCGGCCTGCTCACGAAGCCCGGGGACTCGGTCGAAGAGCGCGGATTTCGCCTCCGGGCTCATCTTGTTGTAGTTCGTGAGGAACGTCTCCGGGCTGAACACATCGCCCGCTGCGTTCTGATTCCCTGCCGTCGCTTGACCCATGCGCTTGAACACGGTGGAGGCGACTACTTGCTGCTGCTCGGGCTGCAGCGATTGCATGACGGATCGCAAGCGCGTCGCGCCGTCTTTGGTGCCGGAGATCGCGCCGTTGAACACCTGCTCCGGGCCACCGTTTTTATCGAGGACGTCCGAAAGCACATCCATGCGCCCCATGCCCGCGCGGTAGTAGTTGGACGCTCGGCTGAAGGCCTGGACGGCATCGGGCCCGGCGGCTTGCGCGGCTCCTCTCAGGTCATCACTGAGGCCGCCATAGAGTTGCTTCACTTGGGCGCGCGGAATATCGCTCACGAGCTCGGACCCGGTGAGCATCGATCCGACGCGGCTCCGCAGATCAGAGAGCGTGCTGTATGGCAGCGTGGTGCCTGTCTCGCCGAGATCCTCCTGAAGCGCGTCTCGAATCGATGCGATCTTCGGATTGATGAGCGCGGCGGTCGTCTTCGGGGCGAGCGGATTCGGCTTTGCGACCCTATCCAGCGTTGCTAGCGTGTTCGACACATCGACGGGCGAATCTGGCGGAATGTGCTGATCGACCGCGTCGTAGAGCTGTCCAGCCTTCGTGTTGAACTGATCTCGGAAGCCGCCCGGGCCCGTCACGCCTTGACTGATGGCGCGTCCGGCACGCTCGGGAGATACGCCACCGGGTGCGAGTTGATCAATCGTCTGATCGACTCCGCCGCGCAGATCCGCCGCTTGCTGTGTGGCGGCCTTTTGCATCACGCCGGCGCCGCCGGGAATCTTCGACATGCCGCTTTCGACGAACTGCATGCGTCGCGTGCCAGCGGCCTGCGCAAGGCTCGGCTCTGCATTCGCATCGCGGAACGCTGCAATGTTCTCGCCCATCTCGGCCGGCGCCGCTCCAGTAACGAGACCGGAGGGCGTGGGGTCTACGCCGCGGATCGCGGCCTTCGCAACGTAGGGTGTGCCAACGCTCGTGAGGGCTTGGGCGAGCACGCTCGCGGTCCGGTTCGCATCGTCGCTCTGGAACGGGTGCGCTTCCGTCACGGCCTGACCAGCTGCTGCCGAGGGCAATGCACCGGCGAGCGCTTTGACGGTCGGCGCTATCGCACCTCCGCCGGCGGCCGCCGCGCCGGGAACCACGCTTCCGGCCGTCGCAAGCCAGCGCGAAGCAGCATCGTCGGGCCGCTCTGGCTGCGTCGAGGTGATGGGATTCTTGTCCATCTGCTCGGTGAGCCAATGCCCGACGGGCGATGGGCCACTCGAATCGAGCGTGACACCAGGGTGCTGCACTGACACGGGAGTTGCGCCTGCTGGCGGCGCATTTTTGCTGAACGTCTCGACGCCGTTGGGTCCGACGAAGTGATAGAGGCCGCCAGGTGTGCGCAGCGGATCCTGCGTCGTGCTGCTGGTCGCGAGGCCAAGCCCGGTGCCGACGGCGGCTTTGCCCAGGCCGTAGAGATTCGCGACTGTGTCGAGTGGAAGCGCGGCCAGATAGGCGGTGCCTCCCAGAATGCCGCCTTCCGCGGCGTGCACACGGTTGGTTGCCGTCACCGGCGGGAGATCTTTTTCGCGAGGCTTCGGCGGCGGCGTGATGTCGTCGTAGGCGTTCGCCGTTTGAGTGGCGTCTGGCACTTGAGCCGCCGTCGCAGTCGCGGGCTGAATCGGCGGCAAATCATCGTATGCGTTGGCCATTACTGCGTCGGATCCCAGCCGTATCTGGCTTTGAAGTCCGGCAGCGTTCCCGGCTGCTGCTTGAGGCGATCGAGAGCAGCGGGCGGCGTGGCGTACTGCGACGCGAAGCGGGTAATCGGCCGTTTTACGTTGTACTGCGACTCGAAGCGATTCGGATCGCCGTTGGCGGCGTGATAGTCGGCATAGTCCTTGTCCTGCTGGATACCGTACGCCGCTTTCATCTTCGCCTGATTGATCAGCGAGGCGAGCGCATCGCGGGTCATGCCCGGGTTCGGGCTCATCTCGTCCTTTTGCAGGTTCACCTCGTTCTGCGTCATGCGAGAGCCGAAGGTGGAGCGCGCACCCTGCAATGCCGCGTTGGTCAGTTGCTTGTTCAGCTCGAGGGTGGGCGTTACCTTGTCCCCGCCGAGCGCGCCGGCGAGTTGCGGGAACTGCTGCACCAGCACGCCACGGTTGTGCGTGAGCCATTCGGACATCGGACCCACTTCGGCAT